GTTCCTTGCAAGATTTGTGGCCCCGTTAAGAAAGGGGACTTACTGGTATCCAGCGGATATAAACACGGTTACGCAACCAAGAAGCAAGATCACGATAGTTCGGATGCTGTAATAGGAAAGGCCCTACAAGATCATGCAGGGCCTTTTGGTGTAATAGAAGTTAAGGTTTAAATTTCTTTTATTGATACTTTAGCAAAAACTCCTCTTTTTGGAATTTTGCCTAGAGAGATTCTTTTTATTGTAGCATGAACATTCTCTATACTAACATTAAATTCTTCTGCAATTGATTTTAGTCCGGCTACTTGTTTAATTTCACCGTTAGGGTAGGTTATCATATAATTTTTGGTATATGGTAATAATGCTGGATCTATATCTTTAATCCAACTATTTTTTCCTGACATTTTTTCTCGAAGTAACTGTTTAGTTTTTTCGCTATGGTGTTTTTTAAAGAATGCATTATTTTCACCGGTTCGATCCCTACATTCTCCGCAAGTATTTGACTGAATGCGTATAGAGTTTATATTGCATTTTGGGCATACTTTATATGAAATACCACCGTTTTTAAAATTTGGATTACTATTTCCTGATTTTCCAAATTTTGTTTTTCGTTCCTCTGAAGACATATGAGAAATTGTTTTTTTATGTGTGGATATGATTTTTTCTCTAATAGAAATTTTATCTGGATGATTACCTAAAATATCGCCACCGTTTGCTGGAGCCATATTATATCCATTGATATTTTTATCTATATATGTTTGTTCATGCTGTAATAATTCTTTTCTATTTGTAAAATGTGTTTCCTCTATTAGAAAAAAATTAAATGCATCGATGCCATATTTGTTTACTGCTCGTTGTAACTGTATGTTATGATGAATTTGCTTTTTTAATTCCTTTTTATGGTTCTTTAATCTTTTATCGACATTTATTGAACTACCAAAATATTTACGTCCGGATATGATATGTTCTATACAATAAATTCCCTGCATTTCTAGCTATTCCTTTTAACATAAGTATTTATGTCGAGAATGGGAAATTTATTGTCGGATGTGACTGATAATTTATTAGTTGTATATCATCCATAGTAAACTGTGTAATATCTTTAATTTCTGGATTTAGGTGCAATGTTGGTAATGGTAATGGTTCTCTAGATAGTTGTTCTCTAACCCCGTCAATTTGATTTAAATAAATGTGAGCATCACCGATTGTATGTATGAATTCTCCAACATCTAAATTGCATACTTGTGCTATCATGTGGGTAAACAGCGCATATGATGCAATATTAAAGGGAACGCCAAGTGGAAAATCTGCACTGCGCTGGTACATCTGACAGCTCAATCGTCCGTTGTTAACATAGAACTGAGCCATCATATGACAGGGCGGGAGAGCCATAAGTTCTAGCTCACCGGGATTCCATGCAGTTAATATATGTCTACGGCTATAGGGGTCTTCTTTAATGCCTGTAATTAGATCTGCTAATTGGTCTAAATTTTGTAATACAACCTTGTTAATTCGGATGAGCGGTTTGCGCCATCTGCGCCATTGGACTCCGTAGACTCTTCCAAGGTCACCTGGATGCCTTCTGAGGCGTTTATTAGTCCAATAATCTGCACTGGCGTTGGCTGTCCATATAGTCGACTTGCTAGTGTTACGATCTCCATGTAATATCTCAGCGAGCCGTCGTTCATCACTGCTTCCTTCTATAAACCATAACAACTCACTTACCACTGCTCGCCATGCAAGTTTCTTTGTAGTGAGTGCAGGAAATCCTTGTTGCAGATTAAAACGCATCTGCATACCAAAAATTCCTCTGGTTCCGATTCCGGTTCGGTCTGGACGATCTTCGCCGTTATCTAAAATTTCTTTTAGGGCATTGAGATAAACAGTATCTGCGGTCATTCAATCTTCATTATTTGTTTTTCATTATAGATATGCAGAGCCCCAGAAACTTCTGGGACCGTGCATTCTACAACAACTCTGCGTTCGCCAGCCAGTGTATCGAACACTGCGACAACAACTCCGGGCCATTTATAACCGGATGTTTTTTCTACTTTGTCTCCGATAGCAAACATTATTCAACCTCTACGGGGGTTTTCTTTTTGCTTTTTGGAGGATCTAGAGCGTCGGCCTGTTTTCGAAGAGCTTGGGCTTCCTTGAACAATTTATCTGCTTTGCTACGCAGTTGTGTAGGAGATAGGGCTTCTTGACTACTTTCTTCGTAGTTAACAGAACCTGAAGTAGTGCGAGAAGGATCATCTGCCGGAATAACAGGAACTTCAATAGTTGCGTCGAGTTCTTCATTTACCGCCTTATTAGTCTTAGTAGTATCTTTTATACTACCATCTCTAATAGCTAGGTCGTCAACACTTACACCTCTTTGTTCAGCAATGAGTTGATTTAGTTCACTCAATGGTACTGTTACATTCGGGTTTCCGGTTGGAGTCATTAATACACCACTAGTCGGAACCTTCTTAAGATGCCCACCAACATGTAGGGCCTCCAGAATGTTTCTACCATCTGGAAATTTCCTAACAGCTAAAATATCTGCAAGTTCATTTGCCTGTTGACCGCTTGGATCTTGAATAAGACTCATCAAGGTATCGTGCCAGGTATCTGGTAGACTACCGGTACCTATAACTAGAGCACTACCGGAATCACCTGGTAATGTTCTGTAGGCAACGGCAACCTTGGCGCCGTTATTTTTCATTTTCCCTACATGTTTCATATTATCTCCTTATTGTGCAGCTGGTGCCTGAGTCTCTTGATTAGCCTGCTGAGCAGCGGGTGCAATAGCATTAATAAACTTATTCAAGCGATCAAACACACCGCCAACTGCGGAAGCTTCTGCAGCACTGAATGCTCCGCGACGTACTGCGGTATCAATAACTGAACGAATGTTCTGCAGGTCATTGATGTTTAGTTCTGGTTGGGCAGGAGAGTTTTGGGATTCTGGTTGTCCTTGAACATTCTGTTCTGCCGCTTGTGCTTCATTTTGATTTTCCATGATTAAAAAGTCCTTTTTAAATTTTATGTATATGCGTACATCCTAATGTAAGCATAGTGACCTCCCGGGGGTCCTCTAGGCCTATTTCTAGAAGTTCGACCGTTTTATTATTTGAGTCAAGTGCTAGAGTTTTTTGAATCGCATACCTACTATTTAAGTGGTAGTTAATCCACTGGTCTAGAATTTTGATTTCGCAAATTTTGATTTTTATTTTGGTAAAATGATTGGGAATAAAGCTCAAGCGCCTTACCCCCAAAACACTTAACGGATTTACTTCGTTGCGGCTTAAACTCATCGTCCTAGTTCATAGTGTGCTGTCTGTCCAAACGGTGCAACAATTTCTTTGTTACCGTGGATAATAAACAGGGTATCGCAGTAGTCTTCGTCACCCCAGCTACCACACGGATAGCCGTCGGTGAACATAATAAACTTCTTAGGATTGATGTTGTTATCTTTCATAAACTGAAAGTTTACATCAAAGTTAGTACCGCCTCCGCCTTGGCACTTATATTCGTTGATGTCTTCTGCGCTATCTCCGGTAAACTGTTGATAGCCATAAACATCTGTGTCAAAGGTCCAAAGGTCTAGTTTAAAGTCTTTGTATTCTTCCATAATACCTTTAACTTCACTAAGAAAATCTTTAGCCATTGAATCACTGATACTACCACTCATGTCAATACAGACGCTGACGTCAATAGTTTCTTCGTTCATCATACCCGGCAGTACAGCACCACTATGCTGACTTTTGCGGTTAGGGCGAGCAAAACTAAAATTACTCTTGAAGATACTTTGGATGTTCATACGCAACATCTGACGCCAATCCATTTTAGGCTCAGTGAAGCTCTGAATCATACGAGCAATACCTGCGGGAACTTTGCCGGCACCTGCTGATTGAGCAGCCGCTACTATGGCCTCTTTAATCTCGTCGCGTATCTGTTTCTTTTCTTCAGCAGTTAGTTTAGGACGTTTGCCCTTGCCGCCGTCATCCTGTTCATTGCCGTCACCGTCCTGTTCATCGCCGTTTAGATGTTCGTCCAATAATTCACCTAGGGTGTTGATATCAATTTTGATAGCATTCTTTTCAATTTCTTCATAGATCTGTTCATAACTCCACCCACGATATTTGTTGTCTTGGAAGATCTTAATGAAACTAGGAACTTCGCCGATTTTTTCATCTTTAAGGATTTGATTTGCCGCATAGTCAGCGGCAATATTACTAAGCTGAGGATCGCGGCTTTCACGACGACCCATATGATCAAATACATTATGTAGGACTTCGTGTGCAAAGCCAAACTCACATTCTTTAGGAGTCAGTGCATGGACAAAATCGTTATTGTAATAGAAATAGCGACCATCAGTGGCCAATGTAGCACACCAGTCAGTGGCATCTACTAATTTGAGTCGTGTTGCCAAATTGCCAAAAAACGGATGACGAAGTAGAAGACCGATACGTGCGGTAATTAGTTTCTCAACAATCTTGTTCTTTTGTTCAGAAGTAAAGTTCTGTTTCTCAATTTTCTTTTGCTTGGTTGCTGTAGTGTTAGCGGTCACGATAGACTCCTGTTTTTGTATATATATACAATTATGCACTCAAATTAGAAAAAATACAAGTAAAAAGGGCCCTGCAGGGCCCAATTTTAACCTTCCATTGCAGTGATAATAAACTTACCGTATTTGTCGTGGAACTTATCAAAGTTGTTCAGTTTGGATGCATCAAACGGCAGTTGATAGTTAGTCAACGCAACCTTAGCACCCATAACAACTAATTCGGTTGGGAAGTTATCCATCATAAAGCCAAAGAA